TGAGCGTGAAGGTGGCCGATGCCCCCGCGCGCCCAGTCGTGTTGCACGTGATCGTGATGCCAGGCGTGCCGATCCACTTCACATCCGTGTGGCCGACGCCGTTGACGGAGTAATCGAGGGTGTTCCAGTCGGTCCAAGCGCTCTTGAGCGATTCCCATGCCTGAATGCCCTGCCACGTGATGTCGAAATCGAGCACAAGGCCAGTGAGATCGCCGTCCGGGAGATACGAGAACAGCGGGTGGCCGAACGGATCGTCTTTCTGGAACAGGACTAGCACAGCGAAATCGGCCAAGTCGCGGAACACGCCGGACACGGTGAATCCGCTGTCGGACGCACCCCACAGTGCCGCAGCCGCGCCGTAATCGTCGAAGCCTTGCAGTGCCATCGTGCGATGCGGCTGCAGCTTGTATATCTGGTCCATTTCAGGAGTAGATGAAGACCGAGAGATTCGAACCGGGGAACGTTGTCCCGACCGCCGTAATGCCGATGGAGACTGCCGTGTTCGCCGGGATCTCGGCAAGAGCGCCGATCTGCGACGGAGTGGCAACCGCTGCCGTCTGGCCGGTAGGAATGGTCAAGGTCAGCCAGGCCGCGCCTCCGACGTAAATCGTGAACGTGATCGCAGCGCCGGTGGGCGCGGCCTGGACGTAAGCCTTCACGTCACCGACAGTGACGGGGCGGTTTAAATAGAGAGGCTGCGCGGCGTTGGATTCCACGCCCAGCGTGCCCTGCATCTGGAAGACGAGGCCTGCAACTTTCGAGAGTCCTTCCGCGCCGAACACCCAGTCCTCACGGATCGGCGCATCGCCATCGGGCGATTCGTTGCCGTTCACGTCAACGGTGAAGCCCGCGATCACGAGTGCCTCGTCCACGAAATTGCCGGTGGGCATGTTGATCGTAGTCACTGCCAGCGGGTTGCCGTTATCGAGCGAGGTCGTATCGCAGGAGTAGGGCCAGGTTGGCTCCTCGATGATCCACACGTCGCCGGGGTTGATGACCATGGGGAGGTCCCAGGTGATGGTGGTCGCGGTGTTCGCGGTGATCTTCCGCGGTGGCGTTCCGCGGGAGACACCCCGAAGCACCCGGACCAGATTACCGACCTCGGCTCCAGGCGTCATCCCGGCGGGGTAGGCGATGTTCTGGCACCCGGAGTCCGTTATGGAGGTGGGGTTGGCGGAGTTGGACGTGTCGGCGTTGTACCGGACCACCAAGCAGTCACCCGCCTGCACGATTCCGTTGGGGTCGGGAGTGACGCCGATGGTTCCGGTGCTGGAATCCCACGAAGTGACCGTCGCACTGAAGTACGGCGTGGCGCTTTCCGGCCTGCCGATGATCGAGATGATGCGGCCCACCGGCGTGAACGAAGGATTACTGGATGGCGGGCTGCCTTTCAGGTACCCGACCACGAGCGCCCCGGTTGAGACGCTATCGACGGGCGCGCCGATGATCCCGCCGTGAATCAGGTGCTTGGCTTTCAGCCGGACCTTGCTGACATACGGCGACGGCAGGGCCCATGTCGAGCGCACCAGCGGCCCGCCGAACGTGATCGACCCGGGCGTGTACGTGTTGTTCGGCCCCGCCGTCAACGCGCCGGTGGCCTGCGCGCAAATCAGATCGTCCTGCGTCGCGACGAACAACACGTAGGAAACCAGGCCCGCGACCGCCGGCCACGTGATGCCTTCCAGTGTGAATGCGCCACCCGCCGCCGCGCCGGTCCCGATGATGGCGATGTTCGACGGAGCTGAAGGAAGCCCGTTCGAGTCGACCGCGCAGATGGCCACGCGCAGCGTCACGTTGGCTGGCAACGAACCGCCCGTCGCGGATTGGGAGATCGACCCGATTCCGGGCGCACCCGCGCCGGTGGCGCTGAACTCGTTCACCGGCAGCTTTCCCGTGACCACCAGGTTCGCGAGCATGCTGCCGTCGGCCAGTTGCGCGTAGGACTGGTTGGTATCGAAGGTCCACTCGCCGGGAAACAGTGCGTCATTCGCGGCCGCCTGCACTTGATATGGCGCCCACGCAGGCCCGAGCGGAATCGAATAGAACAGAGGCGGCAGTGGTCCGGGCACGACGTCCATCGGCTTCGGCCCGACGTCCAGATCGTACATGGAGTCCGTGACGGTCTGTCCTTCGATCTGCACCGACCAGTCCTTCCTCAAGCTCCATCGCTGAATCCTGAAGGACATCGTGATGATCTGGAACGAAAGATTGGTCCCGTTGCCCGGCGCCGATGCCAGGAGCAAGCCGGTCACAGTGTGGTAGGTCGGGTCCGTCGTGTAGCCCGTGATCAACACCTGCACGCCGTTGATCACGACTTTCTTGTTCTCCATGGACGTGTCGAAGGCATCGCCGCTGGTCCATGTGACCGAGGTGCCGGTGACGTTGCACGTTCCATGAAGTCCGGGGATGTCCGGATGCGTCATTGAGACGACCTGCCCGACCTCGTTGCCGAGACCGAGCAGGGTGGTCTGCCATGCGGCCGCGCGCGCATCGCGCCACTCGGCGGGATTCACGCCGCCGATCTCCTCTCGCGTGCGCGTGGCGGCGATGCGCAAGGCCTGGCTGAGTGACGAGCACCCCACCGAGTGCATCTGGCTGGTGAGCGGAGATCCGCCGCGTCCGTAATACGCCGCGTGGCTCTTATCGCAATACTCTGCCGTGTTCGCCTGATATTGATAGGCGACGTCGGCGAACGAAAGCACCAGGTGCTCGAAGCCAGCTTGAATCGGTGTCAGACGCAGGCTTTGAAACAGAGAGTTGGCGAGGGTGTAAGCATCCACCGCGCTGGCGTTGATCCGGCAGCCGAGTTTCAGCTTCCCGAACTCCCAGGTGTAGAAGCCCAGGCAGCAGTTGAGCACCTCGGTCAACCAGTCGCGGAACGGCTTCTGGCTGCTGATGATTCCCTGGAACTGGAACTGTGTCTCCACGCCGGTACCGAGGATGGCCGCGACCTGGTCCGCCGCGATCTCGGCCGCGCCGCTTCCATCGCCCACTATCAAGGACGGCAGCACGAACGTGGCGAGCTGCGCGAACGAGGTCGGGCCGGTTCCGCCGGCGGGATTCGAGCCGGTGGACGGATCGCCGTACAAGCCGATCGCGCGCAGCAGCATGTTGACGGCGATCCAGAACGGATTGATAAGGCCCCTGACCGCCGTCCGGTTGCCGTTCTGATCCCACGTCCAGCCCCACATCCCGTAGTCGATGGGAACCGTCATCTGGTGCTGGTCGGGCGTGCTCGGCTGAATCGTGGTGGACTTGACGATGCGGATCTCGCACGCCGCCGTGCCTGCCGCGTATACGTTCGGCTCCCAGACCTGCGGCGACCCCTGGCCGAGCGAAAAGTAATCGGTGCCCGGGTTGGCTGGGTCGCTGCCGGCGACGTAGCGCAGCCCCATGCCCGGCTGGTATTTCGTGACGTTCAGGTTGCCGTCAACCTTCAGCCCTTGCCAGGTGTAGCCATCCACCATCGGCGCCACCACGTATCGGTAGCCGTCGGCGTTTGTGACGACCATCGACGCGGCGAACCCACCGAGTGGCCCGGCGCTGAGAATGCCGAGCGAGTCGGCGTAGCCCGATTCGTCGCGGTACGCGACCATCAGCGCGCTGGCCATGAACGCATAGAGGGGATTGCCGCCGCTGTTGCACCAGATCTCCGGCAGCGCCAGCCCCCAGACCGTATCGGAGAGGATCGACGTTGCCGTGACGGTGTTGCGCCCGAGGCCGAGGAAGCCGGTGGAATCGTCCTTGATGACGACGCCCTGTGGGTCGGCCTGGTGCGCGCCGAAGTAGGGAGCCATGCCATGCACCTGGCAACCGTTCGCCGATTCGAGGTAATAGTCGCAGCTTGTGGGATCGCCGCCAGCAGCCGTCACCGCCGCGGCGCTGCGCCCCTTCGCGGCCCACGGACAGTTCACGCCATCGTTGTAGGTCTTCCAGCACTGGCGGCTGAGTTGCCGCTCGGGGTACTGGTTCATGATCTGGAAGAACCCGTCCGAACACGTCACCGGGAAGATCGGCGTGCCATCGCTCGTGAAATTCTGAATCACGCCTTTCCAGAGTTGCAGCAGAATCCCGGAGTTCACATGGAAGAGGCAGAGATCGATCTCGGCGTACTTCAAGTCGGTGTCGTTGGCGAGCTGCGTCATCACGCGGTCGCCGTTGCCGAAGGTGAAGCGGACGTTATCGGAGGTGCCTTTGATGTCCTGGGAGATCAGGACGTCGGAACCCGGCTCGCCGATCCCGATCAGGCGCGGCAGGTATAGCTGGCCGCCGACTGTGACGCGGCGTTCGGAGACATAGATGTCAGGGACCGCTGACTCGCGCACGCGGATATGGACCAGGGGGACGATCTGCTGGACTTCGGAAAGCAGTGCCGTGGACAGCGCGGTCGAGGGGAATCGCAGGCAGGTGGAGTTGACTGCGTATGTGGGGGCTTGTGTCGGATCGACGACTTCGATGAGATTCAACCCGACCTGGGCAGCGTTGCGGAGGTATTCAAAGGAGATTGGCGTCTGCTCGAAGGTCACCAGCACGCCCGTGGTCGAGCCGCCGGGATTGGGGACGTTGTAGGTGAAAGCCTTCCACGGTCCCTGCATAGCTTCCCAGAACGCCTTGAGCTGGTTCGTTTCGGCCCAGTTCAGGTTCTGGTGCTTGAACTGAAACTTGCGTGGGCCGATCCCGACGTAGTACCGCTGCTCCTGCTTGGCGTCGAGGCTGCCAAAGCGATGCACGATCACCGGGCGTTCGACGGAGAAGCCGAGCGGGTACTGCGTGGTGAGCGGGAATGTCTGGCCGGAGTTGATCACCGTGGGGACGGCGATACGGCCGATGGTGTCGGGCATGGAGTGTGGAACCTGGCTTACGAGAGAGAGCTTCAGGGAAAGGGCGTCACTTGAGTGCAGGCGGGCCGGAGCCGCTAGCTCAGTTGTCGCATGTTGGTTCCAGCGAGAGGAGATGGACCCGTCCCGCATTGTCGCCAGCGACAATCCGGTGTGGACCCGAGAATGCGCAACACCGGACAGCTCCATCGCAGGTGAATGTTGCCACAACGGTGCCCGCTTCTAAATCCCACACCTTTACTGTCTTATCCCAAGAGGCGGAGACCGCACGCCGCCCGTCCGGGCTCACCGCTACCCCTTGGATAATCGCAGAGTGGCCTTTTAGAGTGCGCATTTCGCGACCCGCTTCCAGATCCCACACCTTCAGCGTTTTGTCAGCAGAAGTCGAAACCACACGACGCCCGTCCGGACTTACCGCTACAGCGATGACCTCGGCAGAGTGGCCTTCTAGTGTGCGCAGTTCAATGCCTGTTTCCAGATCCCACACCTTCAGCGTCTTGTCCTTGGAAGCCGAAACCGCACGCCGCCCGTCCGGGGTCACTACCACGCCCCAGACATGGTCGGAGTGGCCTTTCAAAGTGTGCAAGGCACGACCGGTTTCCAGATCCCACACTCTTAACGTCTTGTCCCCAGAAGAGGAAACCGCGCGACGCCCGTCCGGACTCATAGATACTCCGTTGACATAGGAAAGGTGGCCTCGCAGAGTCCGCAGTTCACGACCCGTTTGCAGATCCCACACCTTCAACGTCTTGTCCCCAGAAGAGGAAACCGCGCGACGCCCGTCCGGACTCACCGCTACTCCAGTGAGATAGGAGGAGTGGCCCTCCAGCGTTCTTGAGACGCGGCCGGTATCCAGATCCCAGACCTTCAATGTGTGGTCCCAAGAGGCGGAGACTGCACGACGCCCGTCGGGGCTGACCGCCACAGCCCGAACATCAGAATAGTGGCCTTCTAATAAGGGCAGTTCGTAGTCGGCTCTCAGGTCCCACACCTTCAGCGTCATGTCCCCCGAGGCGGAGACCATCCGCCGCCCATCCGGACTCACTGCCACGCCCCTGGCATCGCCAGAGTGGCCTTCTAACGTGCGAAGCTCGCGACCAGTTTCCAAATCCCACACCTTCAGCCTGTAGTCCCACGAGGCGGAAACCGCACTCCGACCTTCCGGGCTCACCACCACCGCCCTAACGGCTGAGGTGTGACCTCTCAACGTGAGGAGTTCGTAGCCGGTTTCCAGATCCCACACTTTCAGCGTGTGGTCACTAGACGCGGAAATTGCACGGTGTCCGTCCGGGCTCACAGCGACACCCAGGACCGAGTCAGAGTGGCCTTCCATCGTGAGCAGTTCGTGGCCGGTATCCAGATCCCACGCCTTCAACGTGTGGTCACCAGAAGCGGAAACCGCACGGTGTCCGTCCGGGCTCACAGCCACGCCCAGGACCGAGTCAGAATGGCCTTCCAGCGCGCGCAGTTCGAGGCCAGTTTCCAGATCCCACATTTTCAGCGTCTTGTCCTCAGAAGCGGAGACCGCGCGATGCCCGTCCGGACTCACCGCTACCGCGCGGACCGAGGCAGAGTGACCTCGCAAGGAATGGAGTTCGCGGCCGGTATCCAGATCCCAGACCTTCAATGTGCCGTCCTCAGACGCGGAAACTGCACGCCGCCCGTCCGGCGTCACTGCCACGCCCCAGACCTTGTCCAAGTGGCCCTCCAACGTGCGTAGGGCACGACCGGTTTCCAGATCCCACACCTTCAACGTCTCGTCCAACGAAGCCGAAACCGCGCGCCGCCCGTCCGGGGTTAATGCAACGCCATTGACACACCCAGAGTGGCCTTCCAGCGTACGGATCAGCGCTCCTCCCGGCGGATGCAGCGTGGGATGCAATAGTCGGAGCCAAGGACTGTGAATTCCTTGCGTGAGCGACGTCATGAATTGCTGAACAGCCGGAAGCCCCTCATGCGCTAGCAGACGCCCGACCACCTGCCCAGCAAATTGCCATGGATCTTTCTCGATGACGTTTGACGAGAGCCGCACGGCGCCACGGATCAAATCCAGTGCTTTGCGGTCCGGGTGCTGCGCGCGGATGTAATCGAGCTGCAGGTCGTGCAAGCGGATAATTCCACTCTCGAGGTCCCGCTGCGCCAGCGACCGGTCTGCGAGGTACCGACTGATGCGCCGGGCTGCCGATTCGTCGACATTCCAGAGCGTTTCGAGGATCGGTAGCGGGGTCGGCATGTCCTCTAGCAGGATGGCTAACGCCTTGTACCGCTCCTGCGCTTCCGTTGCGAGCGACTTGACGCTCACTTCGATGGCGCGGAAGAAGCTCTGCTGCCCTTCCGGAAGTTGTTCTTCGATGTCCGTGAGATCCGCCCTGCGCAGCAGGTCCACCGTATCCGCCCATTCTGCCGGCGTTGCCCCGCGCAGCAATGCCCCGACCATCGACACAGCCAGGGGCAACTTGCCGCACTCGTTGATGATGTCATCGGCCGCGGGCGGAAGTGGGGCAGCCGCGCTGCCCGCCCAGAGCGCCAGGAGCTCGCGCGATTGCGGTTCGCTCAGAAGTTCGACCCTGTACTCACGCGCGTTGCTGAATCGGGCGATCGAAGCGTCCCTTGTGGTGAAAAGAAAGCGGGAACGGGCCGACTCGGCAAGGAATGGGTCGAGGTCGGTCTTGCTCCAGATGTCATCGATCACGATTAGAGCTGCTTTGTTAGCGATCATGGTCCGATACTGGTTCTCGGAGGCGACGTCGTTCTCGTAGCGGTTGACATCATCACCGAGCGCCTTTGCTATCTCGCGTATCCAGGTCCGAAGGTCATGGGTCCGCTCGCGGCCGACAGTGATCCACACGATGCCGTCAGGAAACGCCTGCTGGACCACTTCGTCGCGGCATAACGCCTGCGCGAGGACGGTCTTGCCGATACCGCCCATGCCTTCGAGCGCTGTAAGCGCGATGGCGGGGCACGCATCGGCGGCGAACAGCGTGTCGCGGAGGGCGCGAATTGCTGCCGGCCGCTCCACGTAGTTCGCCACCATCGGAGGAGCAGTTACATAGGTGACGCGCGTCGAACAATAGCCTTCGGACAGCGCGACGCCGTTGCGCCGCTCGATATCGCCGAGCAGGTCCCGGAAGGGCTTGGCGTAGGTGGGCTCGGACGCGAAATCGCGGTAGTTCTTTGATTCGAGGTGCAGGGGAATGTCGGACCTTGGCGCGGCGAGCACGGGAATAACGCACTTGCCCTTGCGGAGGGAACGAAGCTGCTCGGCGCGGCAGATTTCCGACCGATAAGACGCCGGGGTCAGCAGCGCTAGAACAACATCCGACGCGTCGATTGCGCTTTCGATGGCTACGGTCCAGGACTCTCCTCCGACAATGTCCTCGGTGTCAAGCCAAGCGTCAAAGCCCTTGGCTGCGAGGTCCCGCTGGAGCCGCTGCGCCAGTTGCGCTCCGTCTTTGCGGGCGTACGAGATAAAAACGCTGATGCCCTTTTGCCTGGCCATTTACGGGAAATCACTCTATCAATATCATGCTTGCCCCGTATCCCGCTCCGAATGAGCGGGGCCATACAGCACTCCTACCGGTAGCTGTTGCCATTGAGGGTAGAGCGTGTCCGCGACAATTAACGCGATTTAACTGCTGGTGCGGAGCAGGGCCGCAAGTAGGCATCGCGGTTGGCATGGGAGTTGGCAGCCGCTACACTTCCGCCACCTCCATCAATTCCAACCCCTGCACATTAGACCGCGCGACGTCTGTGCTCTGCGCCCAGTTGCCGCGGAAGACCACCGTCACGCGTCCCTGCGTGTTGTTGCCGGTCGGATCGTAGTTGCTTCCGATCTGCTGGCCTGATGCCACGTCGCACGGGTTGTAGAAGGCGAACGGGGTCAGACCGGCGTTCTGGGACACCCAGAAGTTGTATAGCGCCGAGAGCACTGAAGCGCTCAGGCGCTTGCTGAGCCGGAACGTCCGGCGCGAGGTCTGCGCAAGCTGCGACCGCTGGATTGTGCCATCGTGAAACTCGTTCTGGAGTTGAGCGTATTCGCGCAACTCCGTGAATGCGGTGCACAGCGAGGCCGGCATCACCCCGTTGGGTTCGGATTGTACGAGATTGCCTGGCATTCGGGATCACGCTACGGTCAATCCGGGCAACTGCATGTTGGCCGACTGCTGCGTCCGCCCGTAACTCGAATACTGGGCAGCCATCGCTTGGTCGGTCACGAACTGCGGTGTCACAAACTGGCCGGTCATGAAGTTCGCCGCGTCGGAGCCGCTGATGTTCAGCGACATGTACGTCGCGCCGGTACCACCTGCCGTGTTCGGGTTGCCCGGAGTCGGATAGGTCCCGGCTGCGATCCCGCCGAGCGTCGGGATGTTCGAAGCGTAGACGTGCGCTTGGCCATCCTGGTAGCTCGCTTGTTGATAGAGCTTTCCGCCTTGCTCCACCAGACTCCCCGCGTACGGCGTCGTGGCGGATAGCGGCATCTTCTGGCCGGTGGCTTCCGAGTACAACATCACGAGTTGACGCACGCTGGGGGATCGCACCGCCACCGCGATCTGGCCGCCGAACTGCGACTGCGCGATCTGGACCACCTGTTTGATCGTGCCGCTGTTCTGGGGAATATCGACACCGTAGATGCTCTTGATGTCGTCGTGTGCCTCCCTCTGCGGAGACTTGACGCCGGCTATCATCTCTCCGATGCCAATGCCGAAACCGGCGGCGCCGCCAATCAGCGCGCCCAATGGGCCGCCCATCTGGAACCCGATGGCCGCCCCACCAGCCGTCCCTTCCGCTGTGCCCGTCCATGTGCCACGGCTGTTCCCGAGCAGCCCTTGTTGCGCAAGCATGGTACCGCCGGCCAGCATCGCGGCCCCAGCCACGCCACCTACTCCGGTGATCTTGCCGCCGGAATCTCCGGTTTGGACGTCGTTGCCGTTTTCATCTGTGCCGTAGGTCGGATTAGACGGGCTCCGCTTGAAACTCCCCCAGTTCGTGCTCTTGAAGTTACTGACGATTCCCGCCAGACCGCTCGGCCCACTCCCACCAGCCGCGCCGCCGCGCGCACCGCCGAACAGCAGAGCCAGGGGATTGAATCCGCCCGTCCCGCCCTGCGCCCGAGTCAACGTCGTCGCGCCCGCCGATGCGCCGGACCAATCTCCGCCGCCAGCAGCCCAAGGAGCGGGAGTATAACCACCGGTGGCCGCGCCAGACGAAGAGTGATCCGTCCCCCCGACCTCCGCTCCACCGCCAGCCGCGCCGGAGCCGCTACGCGTGCTTCCGCCGAACAGCATTGCCATCGGGTTGAATCCGACACCACCGGAACTCCAAGGAGCGGGGGAATAGCCGCCCGCCCCCATGGGCGCGCTCATCTTGGCCGGCGCAGAGATCGATGGAATGGAAATCCCCAAGACGCCAGCAGCACCGGCAGCACCACTCTGCAAGGAGGGAGCAGCCACTCCCATGCCTGCGGCCAGGATAGCCGTCAACGCCGCCATCACCGCGCTGTTCTGCATGGTCGCGGCGGTGTTCTGGTCAGTGGACACGCGTACCGGGTCCTGCTTGCCGCCCTTGAACACACCAGCGAACCCGCCCTGACCATCCGCGCCGTAGATGATCGGACGGAGGACGTTCGCCGCCATGCCGCCCAGCGTCTCGGTCACCGGCTTGAGCACCGCGGCGTGGACCGTACTCAGCAGATCCTTGCCGAAGTTCTTGGGCTTGGTGAACAGAACGTCGATCAGCTTTTCTGCCTGCTTCTGGAGGCTGTCGAACTGCGACTGGATCTCCTGCTGGCGTTTCTGTTGGAGCTGCGCCTGCTTTTCCTCGAGCTGGTCCTGCGCCTGGGCGATTTCCGTGTACAGATCCTTCTGCGCCTGCGCCGCCAGCACGGAGCGCTTCGCCGCGTTCTCTTCTTTCGATATCCGCTCCGCTTCGATGCCCGCCAACTGGACGGCCAGATCGAGCCGGATCTGGTAGGCTTGTTGCGCCGCCGCCTCTTCCTTTCGCGCCGACAACTCCCGCTTTTCCGCCTCAGACATGGCCATCGGCGTTTCCTGGCCGGCGGTCAGTTCCGCCATCCGCGCGGACCGCGCGGCGCGCCGCCGCAATTCATCGCGCTGCGCCTGGACTCCGATGTCCTCGATCCGTTCCTGCGCGGCGAAGCCTTCCTCCCACTCCTTCATCTGCTCTTTGCTCGGCATCATGAGCGCGAGCATTTTCTTCTGCTGCTCGGCCGCTTGCTTGTCGGCGTACTTTTCGAACTCCTCCCATGCCTTTTTCGAGAGCACGGCCGCCTGCTCGTCCGCCGCCTTGCGGATCGCGGCAATCTCCGATTCCGACGCCTTCACCTTCGCGGCCTGCTGCAGAAGCTGGTCGCGCTGATAGTAGATTTTGCCGATCGCGTCAAGCTCGGCCTCATCGCCCTTCTTCTCGAACTCGGCCGCCTGGCGACGGAAATCCTTGAGCTGCTCCGCGCCCTTTGCCACCGCGTCCAATGCCGCCTTGCGGCGCGCCTCGGTAGCTTCCGCAGTGTGGAGTTGTTGGCCCAGATCCTGTGCCTGAGCCTTCGTCAACGGCTTGTCGGGTTCGAGCAATTGCTTCTGGAGCCGCTCGACATCCTTCTTGGCATCGGCGTAAGCCTTCTCCATGCCATCGTGCGTGCCGAAGAACCGGGCGCGAATGCGATCCGTTTCTTCCTTGCCTGCACGCAGGTCTGTCCGCTTGGTGGCCGCCTCGGCATCCTCCAGCATCTTCTGCAACTGCTGGATTTGGCCCTGGATATCGCTCGCGCGCTTCGCTCGGGCCTCCTCGTCGCGGGTGGGCGCAATCGCTTGCAGGATGCCGAAATCGCCGACCAGCCCTTGCTGTTGGACCCGCAAATCCTCGATGCGCTTCAAGGTGGCATCGCGGTTCTTCATGATGTCCGGCGCCCGGCGTTCCAGGTCGGCCACTTCCTGACGATGACCGGAGATCGACATCTTCGCCCCAATGCCGCCCGCCGCCCGAATGTCTGCGGCGTCCTGCATCGCCTGTTCCTCTTCGCGGCGCTGCCGTTCATCGTCTCCGGCGGTGCTGATGTTATTTAGGAACCAATCGACGCCCTTACCGACCCATGTCACGGTGACGACCAGCCCCTCTTTGAACTTGCGGACCAGCGCGTCCCACTTGGTTTCGAGCACGGTCACTTCACGCTGGTATTCGGCAAAGCGGCGAATGTCCTCCTCGGTCGGCCCGAAACCCTGCTCGTGGGCGACGCGCAGGTTCTCGTTGAGTTCCGTCATGAACGGAATCGCCTCCACGCCCACCTTCTTGAACAGGTCCATGGCGGCGGCGTCCCGCTGAAGGCCTTCCGGGAGCTTGTTCAGACCCTCGGAGATCTCCGTCAGAATCTCGGAGGTGGGCTTCATCTCTCCCGTGGCGGTGTGGAAATCGATGCCCATCCCGCGCAAGGTAGCCCGCACCTTTTCGCCTTCCCTGGAATTGTCGTCAGCCGCCTGGGACAAACCACGCATCAGGCGCTCGACAATCGAGATGTCCTGCCCGACCGCGCGCGCCGCGAAGCCGAACTGCCCGACTTCCTTCGCGGTCAAGCCGGTGCGCAGTTCCGCGTCCTTCACGCGGGTGCCGTATTCGCCGAGACTCTTTGCGGCCTCGAATGCGGACGCCGCAATGGTGCCCAATACAGCAGCACCGGCAGTGACAGCAATGCCAAACGGACCAAGAGCGGAAAGCACCGACGAGAGTGCGCCCTTCGCACCCTGGAGCGGATTCTCCATGAACTGGCTAACCCGGTCGCCGAACGACTGGATGGATTCGGCCTGCTTCCGCAGGGCTTCCTCAGCTTCCTTGGCCGCCTTGACCGCGAGAGCTTCGCGCGCGGCCTTCTCCTCCATGGCGATCATCTTTTCGTAAGATCTGGTGATCGCGTCGATGGCCTGCGGCTCGCGGTTGTATCGCTGCAAAAGCTGGTCCCGCTGCGTAATCAGCCGCTCCACGCCGCTCTTGCCATAGGTTTCAGCCTGCTTTTCGAGGGAGGCGATGAGCCGCTGGACCGAGGACCGGGTCTGATCCGAGATCCGGATGACCTTGCCGTGCGACGATTCCGCTTTCTTCTCGAAGCCGTCGAGCGCGGCGTTGGCCTTGTCCGTTATCGGGGTGACCTGGTCCTCGGCTTCGAGGATTACGCGTTCCGCTTGGTCTGCCATTTCACGCTGCCTTGAGCATCACGAAGGGACGAGCCTGAAATGCCGCGAGCACGGACTGGCGGTCGCGCGGCGATACACCCCACTGCGCCTCGCGCCGGTTGTTGAAGGCGGCGATCTGCGAAGCCGTCAGCCGCCGGCCTGGAAGAGCTTCGTCCAGGAACCCGATCGCCGCGCGATTCTCATTTGCGGTCAGTACTTTGAGACACCTGAGGGTGTGACCGCTCCAGGTCCAATCGCGGATCGGCTGGAGACCGCGCGCCGCCTTGTAGTCGGGATAGCCGCGGCGGCCGGACAGTCCCGGCTTCAGCGGCGCCGCCGCCTGATCGTAGATGTTCCGCCCGCTCTGAATGCGCGCCCGGATCGAGTCCGCCAGCACCTGCGCGAAGCCCTGCATTTCCGTGGCGGTGTAGGGCGAATAAACGAAGCGAGCGCGTTTGATTACGGTTTGAAAGTGAGCCATGGCTGGCTTCTGCGAGCAGCGGCGCTGTAAGGCAAGTGGTCGTCCGGAACAGACGGTAAACGGCACCGGTAGGGGGCTCCGACGTGACGCGGACTTCGCAAGACCGATGTCACCAGAACGCCGTGCCTGAACGGTTTTGTGAAAAAGACCGAGATGACTACACGGTCCGATGACCAGCAAACAGCCGCCCGGAAATGGCCACGTCCATCCGAACCGTCAATATCGATAAGGACCTATCAACGAACCCCGCTTCTGACCAGACGACTGCAGCCGCAGCCCACTTGAAACAACAACACAGCAACTTCTTTTCGGGTTCCCAGCTCACTCAGCGGGTCGCGCCTGGTCCCCATTGACTTGGCTGTAGACGTGGGACACGAGAAGGGCCATAGCTTCGCACAGTCGGTTCCAGTTCACTCCTCTGAATGAGAACTTTCGGTGAAACGGACGGTAATGAACAAGCGCATTCCTAAGCTGATAGATTCTTCTCGCTACGCACTGCGCACTCCTGGCACCTTCTGGGACTATTTCGCTCAAAGCCGCCATGACCGCCTGCAAGTGCTCAGGCGCTGCACCGTCCAGCAAGGCCTCCAAGCTTGGCTCCTCACGCGGATACCATCCGAGCGTCTCCTCGAGCGTTTGAGCCATCTCAGCCCACGGTTTCGAAATCTGTACGGCAGTCATCAACTGCCGCGTGAGGGTAAGCGCGTATAAGGCCTCCAGGCATCGATAAAGGGCCAAAAACAGGGCGCTGGGGTCCATATCCAAAATGGAGCGACATAGGGTTTCATAAGGAATGGAGCCCGCGCTTAAATGTGTCACTGAAACAAGTACCTGGCCAAGTTGCTCGTCGATCCACTGTTCAGCGCGTCGATCGGAAAGGCATATGAGGAAGAACACCTTAGATGATTCGTCGATCAGCAAATCCGGGACAGAAAACACGCGGATCTTCGGGAACAGGCCTGAAACCAAAAGCGGATCGTGCCCCCCGTAACCAGGAGTCGACGTCTTGTCCGCGTATTCCACAATATTCCGTATTTCAGACGCACTGGCGGCTGGGCTCGGCCTGACCTCGGACAAGAACGCTGTCAGAATGCCCCCGTGTAATTCTTCAACCTCAAGTGCCTTGGGAGGCTCCAGGACGTCAAGCCCGGACGTGACAAAGAATGCTCGATTGGAAAAGTCAAACCGAGCAATCTTTACCACGGTAGAAAGGGCCAACTCCGCAACCAGTGTGGCATTCATTAGGAATTGCCTCTCTGAGCCGGTCGTGCTTATCCAGCGGGGTTGGCCGGCGTTCGAGATGGGTTCCGCACAACTGGTACAGTAATCATCCAGCGCGGTGAACAGCGCAGTATTGGCCGCTATCATGTTGCGGGACGGCATTAACCGGCTCGCCAACAGGGCTCCATGTTCGGAACATCGAACCCTTCGTCGATTAACACTTTAAAGGCTTCGTTAAATACTGAGCGTTCGTATCTACCGACCTGACCGACCTTCTTGTCAAGAACCTCGCTTAGGACGTCCAGCTTTAAGAACTCTCCGAGCTTGGGGATGTCTAGCTTGCACAGCCTAGTCTTCAAAACGCCGGCGTTCTTCGCGATCGATTTCATGCGCGCTGCTCGGTCGTCAGAGCTTCGTTCAAGCCCGGGCCTGCCGACAACGTGTTGTGCGACGGCAACTACAAAGCCAATGCGGGCGGGCTGACTTCCAAAGATGTCCTTGCCTCTTGAGAATCGCCGGCTCGTACGCTCCTCGTACCGGTCGAAGCAGATGTCGAGGTCGACCAGTGTCGATAGAGTCTGGTAAAAGTGGCCTTGAAATGCGTCATCCGAAAGATTGTCAACAAAATCGAGCCTAGAGAATTCTTCCGACAGCGACTCGCGCGGGTCAATGTTCGTCTTGCGCAGCGAGAACGCCAAATACAACTCGACCAGAGAATCAGAGCTGAATTGGCCGCCGCCTACCCGACGTCCCGGTTTGTCTGGCGTAAAGATCCGCTCAAGGTTCTTGACGTTCTTTTTTATTTCCTGAAGTAGCGGGGCATATACGACAGAAAGTTGACGGGCGAGGGTCCATGGAACCTGTCCTGTATTCAGGACCAACATTCGATAAATCAATGCGCGGACGGACTGGGCGACCCAAAACTCGACCCTCATTTCTCGGGCGAACACACTTGGATCTATGCTTCCAGCCTCAATTAGGGACGCCGTGCGTTGCATACCATCGATGATGGAAAGTTCCTTCTCGGAAATGCTGCCAAGAAAGGCCTCCTGAGAGACCGGTTTGTCGTCCGTTAGGATCGCGGCGCTCGCCTTATCGACCACCACTCCGATTACCACAGGCGGAAGAACGGCTCCGGCACGAATGTCGGAGATCATCCGATCCCGAATCCGTTTCGCCGTCGTCGTCTTGAGAACGTCACGTTGTCCGGTGATACCGCCGCGCTGCTCGTGCGCATCCTTGACGAGTTTCAAGTACGCGCCCGTTGGGAGTTTCAGAAGCGCCGAAAAGCACTCGGTTCGATGGTCCTGAAGCCAATCCATTTGCGGCGCGCCGGGAGGAGCTGGTGCCTTTTTTGCCATTGGTATTTCCTTGGGTGACCTATGTAGCCTATCTGAATTCTCGCATCGTTTACGCCGCCGTGCTAACGGCTGGACAGTTAACGCCGTCCTGGACGGGTGTCCCTCAGTCGCCAGGAATAGGTACGTCGTGTGGCAAACGGGTCTTCACCAGCTACCGCGAACTCGTATTGCCGCCCTCGGACTTAGTCTGCTCCTGACGCTCCGTCTCGATCAACTCCAGCACCCGGAATTCCTCCTCAGTGATGTCCGCGAGCGTGATCGTTAGCCCGATATTCTTGGCGTTCAGAATGCGGAAACACCGCCGCACCAGCGTGCCGTTCGGCGTGTCCATCGCCTCTTCGAGCAGGTTCTTTGGACAGGCCGGCCCATGGCTGACGTCGATGGCCTTCCAATCCGCGCCGCAGGCGGGACAGCCATCCAACTCCGTCTGGGCCGAGTAGCCGCACCGTCGGCAACGGAAGATGCGGTCGGGACAATCTTCGTCAGGCCCACACAGCCCGCCCTGGTGCAGCACCGACCGGATTAGGAAGCGAACGCCCGGCTCCTCCGGCCAATCGCCGGGCGCGGCTATTCCGGGTCTTCGTCAGCCTCGATGGCCAGTTGCGCGATGACCTCGGACACGGCGGCCGACTTGTGCACAATCGGCACCGCACAGGCATAGCCATCGTGCGAGATGTGCAGCTTGTCGTAGAGCGCGCCGCTCGGCTCCAGGAACGCGCGCGTCTCGACCGACCTCCGCGCGGCCACGACGCTGGTCGAAGCCCGCTCATGGTCCTGCATTTCCTTCGCGGTTGGCATCCGCAGCACATGAACTACTCTCGTGCCAGGGATCTTCATCTCGATCCTGTAATTGATACCTTCGCGCTCGACGTTGGCCACGGCGCACCGCTCGATGCGGCCGATCACCATGCCGGCCTCGGCATCATCGAAGGCAGGGCCGTCCTTATCCGTGCGGATCTTGGCGAACAACTCCGCGTTGATCTTCGGCAGGTCCACGTCCTCGCTCTGCGATTTCCCGCGCCCCAGGAAATGGCGCACGGTGCGCTGCGCGCGGGCCCACACGCACCACTCCTCGTCCGAGGGGAACCGCACCTCGCAGCTTTTCTCGCCGCCCGACAGGATCGGCACCACGAACGGCTTACTCGCGTCAAACATTCAAGTCTCCTATTGGCAGATGCCCTGTAGCGGCGTGGTGACGGTCATTGTCACCATGCCGTTGGTGGGGTCGTAAAGCTGAACGCCGGTGATCTGGAGCGTCACGATACCGTCAGTGTTCCCCAATTCGGCGACGTTGAAGCCCATCTTCTGGATGAGCATCGTGAAGGAATTATTGGCGTCGCGGGTCATGGTGAACGTGGCCGTGCCGGTCGTGAGGTTGATCAGGTTCGCATACTCGGTCGACCCCGCTTGCACGCGCACCACGAACTGCACCGCAAAGGCGCGGTCACCCCACTCGAAACGCCCCTGGATCTGGTAGCCATCCTGAGCTCCCGACCCAGGGAAGAAGCCGGGCCGGAAGTTGTTTTCCCAGGAAGCTTCCATCGACACGAACTGCTTGGCACTGCCGCCGGTAAGATAGTTGATGCCGTTGAACGTCAGGGCGCTGATCATGCCGGCATTGAATTCATGCGGCGTGGAGATCGCCGGCAGCGTGATGCCGCTTGGCGAAGTGTACTGGCCGGTGGTGACGCACTCCACCGCGCACATCGCACTGGCGCGGCCTGGAGAGTTCTTGATGGAGAGCTTCCAGCCCTTGACGGCGCAGCCCACCAGCATTTCGTCCAACACCGCCGACCCGCCGGGCCGGATCTGTTGCACGAACGAGAAGTAGGGCAGCTCCAGGCCGGTCGGGTTCGTCGCTCCCAGGGCCGGAACGATGGTGTAAACGTACGGACCGCTACCGCTCACGACGACGTTGCCCATGGAGAAGGACAGCGCCCACGCGAGGAACTCCGACGAGGCATACTTCGAGAGCTCGTAGGCCGGCATGTTGTAGTGCGACTTGAAAAGCTGGGTCGGGAACTCGTGCCCCTTGCCGATTTCCGCCCGGTCATCCTCGTTCACGGGGACCTTCGCCCACGGTTTGGTATTGAGATTCGTGTGACGCCAGATGGTCGCCACCAAGTTGGCCGTTCCAATGGCGGTCTGTTTGCCGAATCCCCAACCGTTCAGCAGTTCAGTGATGTTAGCCATGCTTTTCCTCCTCAGCCACAACTACCGGCTTGTGCGCCGCCGCCGGCGCGGGAACCTGATGCCATCCAGAGGACATCCACGGTGAGAGTTTCTCCGCAGTCGCCTCAATTTCCTTGATCTCATCGCCTTGAGGCGACCGAAGAAATACCATTTCCGCCATCGCTTCTTCCTCTCAGGAAAACTACGGGTTGTAAGACTCGATCAGCCGCACCGGCACCTCGAAGTACTCGAAAGTGGCGCCCTCCGGGCTGATCACGACCGTGTTGCGGCGCGCCGACGGCAGGTAGAAGTCCATCGGCTCGCAGTTCGGATCGACGGCAGTGTGCAGCATCCGGAGGCTGCTGCCCGCCGGCACGTCGTTCACGATCCAGTTGAAGAGATCCTCGTAGCCGACATCGGCCTCCTCGGGCGCGCGCAGGTACAGCGAGAAATCATGCACAAATACGAGCGCATTGCCGAGTCTGCCGGGCCCGGTTCCCTGCCACGCGATCATGATCGACCCGGGCGGCATCGAAAGGATCGCCAGTCGAATATTGTTTTGCGTTGGCTGGCCAAAGACGGTGGCGTTCTCCGTGTAGAACTGGATGTAACTGCCATCCCCGCCCAGGGCATCCACCAGGTTCGGCAGAGCCTGGAGCGCCGTCACCCACTCGGCCAGGATCGTTTTCGGGTTAGTCATCGGGATTCTGCCCGGCCCGCGCCATCAGCGAGAGTTCGACCAGCCCGTATGGGTCCGGCTGGCGCACCGTGGTCACCACGAACTGCGATCCCCAAGCGGTCACCCAATCACCGCGCTGAGGGAAGTTCGCAAGGTCGGATGGATTGACGGAGATTTCTTCGACGTTGGCCAGTGCGCCGGACTCCTCGCGCACGCGTGCGTGGCGGACGGCCGTGATAGTCACCGGATCGCCAACCGCCACGCCTGCCTGTACGGATTGATACATCACCGGCTCGCCGAAAGTCTGCTGCATGACGGCGTTCGCAGCCGAGTCGATGGTGGGCCAGTCGGACATATATAATGATGCGGCGGCGCGGCGGCCGCGCTTAGTTGAGCGTGATGATGGAGTAGAACACCGTCACCACCATCGTGCCGTTGCCGGTGGCGAAGGCGCCCGTGGCGTTGACGATGTCGATGCCGGTCGCCGATGGCGGTTGGATGACACCCGTGGGCGGCGGCACCACGTTCTCGCTCGCGGCCGCGCTGGTGATGGTCGCGGCAGGGATGGTGGATGAGTGCGGCACCACGCCGGTCCCGTGATACTGGAAGGACACCGCGCCGCCGCCGGTGAACTGCGTGGCGCCCGGCTTCATCTGTACGATGAACTGGTCCACTACGAGTACCTGTCCGGCCGCGGGCGCGGGCAAGATGCTGACCGCCGCTCCGAACATGGCCATGATCTGCGCCGCCGTGAGCGTCACCACGGTTTTCTGAATCAGCGACGGGTCGGTATCCGCCGCCTGCACCGGACCGAAGCCGAGCGGATTGAGCCGCACTCGGACGGTCGCATCGCCAGTCAGGCCGCCCGGCGCATTCACGCCACTCGCCTGGCTGAGCACCGCATAGCCGATCTCCTTGTTCGACACGCCGGCCGCCGTCAACGGACTGGACGTGGCCTGCAGGGCGGTGTTGTTCCAGAAGACTTTGTCTCCGGGGTTAAACGTGCTCGCGTCCTTGGCAAGATCGAACACGCCCTCCACCACCAACTCGCTCGAGTCGCCTATGTTCTGACTGTTGACCGTCACGCCGAAGATGTTGCCGACCTGGCAACCGCCGCCGCTGAGCAGCGCGTAGGGCGCGACAACCGTGAGGGTTTGACCTTTTTGAACGTAATTCTGCATCGGTTTTCTCCTGTTCTTATGCCCGCCACGCCCTACTGGCCGGCGTTCTTCTGAAGCCCGCGATAGTCGAGAGCCGCCGCGCCGAAATCCATGCGCGCCTTGATCTCGACGCCATCCACTTCGAAACCCTGTTTGGTTTCGATGTACACGCCCTGCTGCCCTTCCAGGTAGCAGTACTCCACGGTGTCGATCTGTGCCGGATCCGCAATCAGATACCAGCCCGTCGTCCCATTGGTGGCGGCATCGAGACGCGGCTCGACAACCGGAATCAGGCTGCGCACCCACTCCGGCACGACTTTGGTCGCATCCGCCGAGGCGATGTTGATCGGGTACACGAGTTGGAGCATGTAGGTCTCCAGCGCGGTCGGCACGGCGATGAACCGCGGAATGAGGTTCAGGGGAGTGCCCTGCGGTCCCTTCTGAAGGCGCATGGCGCCGCGCCCCTTGCCCAGCGCGGTCAACGGAGCGGAGTTGGCAACGGTGGAATCGATGGCGCTGGCCACGCCGGTCAGCAAGTTGCTGTGATTGGCATGGAATAGCGCGGTGGAGTTCTTGTCACCCGCGTACACCGCCGCCGGATTCGACGTGATGATGCCCCAAACGGTGTTCGATTCGAGTTGCGCTGCGGCCACGCCGAGCAATGCCGGGACGCGCGTGAACGCCTGGAGGTCGTCATTGATGATGACCTTGCGCGTCAACGCCACGATCTCGCCGTAGGTGCCGAGCGCGTAGTTGATGTTGTTGTCGGTCAGGTTGGCGCGGTGGTACTCGCCCTTCTCATTCAGCGCCTGCAAGACGGGCGCATCGGCGAGCATTACCCGGTTGATGGGCTTGAAGTCCTGCGCCGTCACCTGCCGGCAGAAGGGCTGGAAGGTGCGCGGATAGGCCTCGTACCCCTGGCGCAAGGTCTTGTTGGCGACGTTGGCCAGGATCGCCGGGAAGTCCGCGGTCGATTCGGCGCCGCCCGCGAAGAACTCCCGTCCCCGCGAGGATCCCTGGAGCGCCATCTCCGCAATCCGCGTCACGTCCATCCCGCGCGGGTTAGTGCCGCGCAGTTCCAGTGCCTCCTTCGCCATGTCGATGAGCTTGAAATTGCGGTACTCGCGGGCCATCTCGACGGCGCGGCGCTGCTGCTCGGGACCGTAGCCATCGAGGTATTCCCCGGTTTCGTTGCCGTTGTGGTCCCTGCGCCGCGCCAGGAAGAACCGCCCATCCGCCCGCAGCAGCAGAGCCATCTGCATGCAGGCAAGGCGCTGCTCCATGCCGTCGCGGTTCACCGAAGTGCCTCCCTCCCCGCGAATCGGGAATGCCGGCCCCTCTGCGCCGGCACGCGGCGGGACTCCCTGCTGGCCCTTGGTCGCGAGATGGGCAAACAGTTCCTTCCGCGCCTGATCGACGGGCACGCCCTTGGCGATGAAGTCGCTGATGACGGTCTCATCGATCCCGTATTTGATTGCGGTCGCGCCCAGCGTTTGGATTTCGCTGACGCGCTCCCGTTCGGCCTGGACCGCCTCTTCACGCGCGGCGGCCAGGGCCTGATCGTTCACAGTACGGGCATCCGCGCCCGTGTCCTGCGTGGTCGTCTGTTCCATTGCAGGTTTCTCCTTTTGTGGGCTGATTGCCCGTACTGAATCGTTCGGTTGTGCGCTCAGAAAGCACGTGTTGAAATCGGCCGGCACCGTGCAAGGCGAAATCTCGAACGGCTCCCAGTCGGTGGCCTTGAACATGCCGATTTCCTTGTCGTTCAGGTAGGGCGGCTTGCCCTCTGGCATCCCCTCGGCCTGCGCATCCACCTTTTCGCGTTTGTACACGAATGTTCCGAAGCTGAGGTTTTGCAGGATGCCGGTGCTGGCCTTACGGAACATTTCGGCGCCATCGGGATCGCCCAGATCGAACTGCAGCGTGGCCATGCCCTTATCGCCATTCGGCCAGGCGCGGCGCACCACGCCCAACTGGGCCCGCGTGCCGACCTTGCCCGCCATCAGGGACTTGAAGTCGTCTCCGGTGAAATGGGTGTCGAACACCGGTGCGCCGTTGTTCAGCCGGTCGAAGCGGCAGCCCTGCATGTCGAGCTGGAGCATGTAGGGTTCACCAGTCGCGCGGTCAACCCTCGGGACGGCGGCCCCGCTGTACCAGACCACATCGATGGTGCCGTCCTTGGCGTTGGCGGTGCTCGGCAGCACTTGTGCGTCGGCGGAGAAGATTTCGGCGTCATGCTGCGCAGGCGGCGGCGCGCCCGCATCCGCAGGGGATATTTCGGTTCGTAGAAGCGGCATCGTGCCTCCTAGTCCTTCACCGCGCTGACGGCGATGTAGTCGTTTTCTCCCAGCTTCTTCAACTGGTAGAGTTGCTTCTGCAGCCAAGCGACGTGGCCCTTAAACTTGTCGTCACCTTCGCGATGCCACTTCACCAGGTGCTGGTAGAAGTGGAAGTTCGACATGTCGCCAGCGTCGTAGCACTGTTTGCAGAGATCGGTAAACCTTGCGATGGCGGCCTGCTCGGCGGCAAACGCATCGTTCAGAATCTCGGTGACGCTATCGTGGGTCGCGGCGGCCTTCAGCTCAATCGTGGGCGCCCCTTCGAGGAACAGCACGCGGCTCACCAGGCACTTCATGTGGTCCTCGCACTGCTCTTTCATCTGCTTCAGGCCGTCGGCCAGATCCAGGCCGAGACGTTTCACGTCGCGCTGATCGAGAAGATACTGAAGCATCATGGAGCCTTCCATGTTGGCCGACTCCATAAGCCCGGCGATTACCTGTGGGTTCCCTTTCATAAACGTCCCTCCTTGTGGTTGAGTCTTCAGCTGCGGTAGAGGCGAGATGCGGATTCGAAGCTGCCGCCGGCGCGCGCCATTCCGGCGACCAGCAGATCTTTCACCATGCCAAGGTCCTCTTCCGAGAGCGAAGCGAAGCCCTGGCCCTTGGACTTGGTGGGGGCCGCTTTGCTGCTCGGGGTCCGCTCCTCCGTTGCCGCCGGCTGCTCCTGGCCGCGGAGCGTCGTGTTGCGCGGGTCCGAATCCAGGATGATTTCGAATTTGTCCACCAGCTTGTTGAACAGTGCAATCTGCTGAAGCTGGGTGGGAGGGTCGTAACCGTTCTCCAGCACGGCCTCGAACCAGGTCTTGCGGCCCATGCGGACATCTTTCAATACGCCCTCCGCATCCTTCACCGGATCGACCGATTCGAATCGCGGCGCGGTCCACTGTACACTGCGCACTGCGATCTGCGGATCGTTCGCGGCGGATTTTGGAATCTTGCCCTGCATAATCAGCGTGTCGATGAACCGCCGCCACACAGGCATCGCGAATAACGGGATCAGGGTGAGCCAACGGAAAGCCTCCACCGTGTTTCGGAACCCGAGCATCCCGCCGCGCCATGAGGAGTAATTCACCTGCGACATGTCGCCCGTGCCGAGTTCATAGGGCAAGCCGATTCCGGCCATGATCCCCTGCAGCTCGGTCATCTTGTATTCGCGGTACCCGCCCGCCGGCGGCGGATTGTTGAACTTGATATCCTGGCCAGGCTTCAGATACTCAACCATCCCCGGCTGGAAGCTTTCGACCGGGAGGCCACTCGATGGATCGGTTCCCGCGATGCCGAGTGGATCGCCATCGACGCCCTCCGGTTGTTGCACGAACGCCGTGACACAAGCTTCCACCTTCTTGCGGACCCGCTCCGCGTCGCAGTAATCGTCGAGATCGCGAAGCGCCATCATCACCGGCGCGAGCCACGGCACGCCGCGCACCTGGCCGGGCCGGAGCACGCGGTAGACATGCATGATCTGGTCGGCCGGAACCGGCTGGCTCACAATGCCGCCGCGCGGGTTGAGGATCAGAACGCCGCCCGGGTGGTAACTGAACAGCCAGTACGCGACGCGGCGTCCCATCTCGTCGAACTGCACACCCTCCATCACATGGCCATTGACCAGCCCCATCGTGCGAGCCTGATCAAGGAAATCGGCTTCGAGCATCTGAAGCTGAAGCGGAATACGCAGACCGGCGTCCGCAGGTCGCGGCCGGAAACGGACAATCGCTTCTCCCGATTCCGCCATGGTGCGGACGGTCAGAGTCTGCATGCCATAGAAATCGAGGCGCTGCGGTGTGTCGCAGCCGTCGGCGAAGAACGGCCACTCGGCATCGATGATCTTGTCGATGGCCGTGTTGCCGGTCTTCGCTTTCGGGACGATACCAGTCCCAACGACATTCCCGGCTAGTTCCTCTACAGCGCGCGCCGCATAGGGATTGTTGCGGATCAGATCGCGGCTGCGGTTGCGGAGCCAGATGAGCGACCCCATCAACTCGACGTTGGCGTCCGTCGAGGCGGCGTACCAACCGTGTGCGCGACGTCCGGCGGTGGCGCCTTCGTACCGGAACCGTTGCGCGTGGCGTTCCAGATAGCCCGTGGTCAATTCGAGCGCCACGCGGCTGCGCACACGCTGCAAGGCAGTGCGCGGAGCCACGATGCTGATGGCCTTGTCGAGAAGATTCATTTCGTTACCAGCGGTCGTCCAGCGTTGGGCCCGTGGGACCATCGCCGCGCTGGTGTTGCGCGAACCGGACGCGGCTCCCGGTCTGCCCGCTGGCCTGCCGGATGTCCTCTTCAATCTCAGCCTTCGCCTTGCGGAGATCGTCCACCGAGCGGTACGTCACCTCGCGTCCATCTGGGAAGCGCACTTTCAAGGTGGGATTCCCGAGCGCCTGGTTGACGGCATCCAGGTTCGATTGCAACTGCTGAACGGTCAGTGCCATATCAATTTCTTCCAAACCAGTTTCGGCGCGGTATCCATGGGTCTTCCCCGCGCTCGGCGGGCGGTGGGGCGGGCCGCTCAGTATTGGCCGGCTTTGTGACCACCGGAATGTTCGGCGGCGTCTCCCCGCGTCGCGTCTGCACCATCCGCGCGAAGCGGTCACAATGAACCGGCAGTTTCAAGCCGCTGGCGTACAGCGCGTGCAGAGCCGCATACGCGAGGACCCGCGCGTCCAGCCCTTCGTTGCGGGCATTGGCCGGCTTCCGCCATTCCTGCTTCGGAAACCCGTTGTGATACCGCGTGAACTTTCTCTCGGCGGTCAACTGCTCGAAGTACGCGAGGTCCCGCCCGATCGGGAAGTGGCAATAGCCCGGCCCCACATCCCGGAGCTTCAACCGGTCGTAGATCGCCGTCTTCGCCGCATCCACGCCGATCATGAAGAACGGAGTCTGGTTCTTCCGGCTCGGCTTGCGCGGCCAGATCGGCGACTCCCCCGCGCGCCCCTTGGTAGCGTAGACACGCCGGTTGTAGCGGTCGCGCGTGAAATGCAGCACGGTGGCATCCTTGAACCCGCAGTCGATGCACGTCGCGACGATCCGCATCGGCAGCCCGGACGCATGCAGGTACTCGGAAAGCAGGAGGCCCTCCAAGTGCTCCCACACCTCGTTGCGCGTGACATCGCCAGGGATCACGTGATAGGCAATCGACCAGGATTCCTCATCGCGTCCCCATCCAGCGATTTCCATCTCCAGGCGATCGGCCTGTACGTCGACGCCTGCCGTGATCAACGCCACGCCATCCGGCGCCTCTGCTTCGAACGGCTCGCAGCGACTCCACAGACCATGGGCATCCGTCGCCACTTCGTGGGTCTCCTCCCACAACTCGGCGAGCACCGTGTTCAGAAATGCTTTGAGCGTCTCCGGCGACTTCTTCGCCGCCAGAAACTCCACCGCGATCTCTCCCCAGGACTTCTTTGGCGAGATCAACTGCGAGACACGGAACCCGGGGATCGGCGAGGACGGGTTCGCAGGGCGGTACTCGCCGCGCTCCACCATCTCGGCTTTCAAGCGGTGAGGAATCAGCTCGCGACAGTCGGCGCAGCGATACGCGGCGTCTTCGGGCTTCCCCTCCGGCCACACTACGCCCGGCCCCGTGCCATCGCCGAACGCGAGCACCTGGAAGCACCCGCACTGTGGGCAGGGCACGAAGTAATCGCGCTGGTCGCTCTCCCGCCACGCCAACTCAATGCGGCTGACGCCCTTGATCGTCGGGGTGGATGCCATCACGATCTTCTTGTTGTGGGCGAACTCCGCGGTGCGCTGGATCGCCAGCGATACCGGGTCGCCCTCCGTGCCCGCGCTCGCCGGGTAACGGTCCACCTCATCCAGCAGCGCGTAGCGGATCGGCCGCATGGCGAGCCCCGAGGGCGAGATGGCCCCGGTCAACGTAATCTGTCCTGCGCCATTGGCCAGAACCTTGTGCAGCGTCGTGTTGCTCGAATCCCGCGACTTGACGGGCGCGATCTTTCCACGGAGTGCCGGCGTCGCGCGGAACATGGGCGCCACGCGGTCCTTCGACAGCGCCTTGGCATCCTCCGTGCGCGGCTCCACTACCAGCACCGGTCCCGGATCCACATCGGCGATGAAGCCGATGAAGTTGAGGAGCACTTCCGTCTTGAGGATTTGTGCTCCCGATAGCACGACGACCTGGCGGCACGGATGGCCGGGGCTGAGCACGTCCATCGGCTCGCGCTGGTAAGGCCGTGTGCGCCACTGGCCGCGCTCGGCCGCCGCGCCGCCGGTCAGCACGCGGTTCTCATCCGCCCACTGCGAGACGGTAATGTCGCGCGGCGGCAACATGGCCGCGGCTCCGACTTCGTGTATGGAAAACGGCTGCATGTTACAGGCCTGCGTCAGCGATGGCTTTGCTCACCTTGCGCAGCACGGCCTCATCATCGTTTTTCAATAGCCGATGGATGGCTTTCTCGTCGTTGACGGCGGCCAGCATGGGTGCCAAACGGTCGGCGCGCGCCTGGAGGTGGTCTTTCACGATGGCCGAGAAACTCGCGGCATACTCCGATGCGCGCACCGCCTGGATCAGCTTGCCGGCGCGCTCCTCGTATTCCAACTGCGCCGTCCGCGCTTCGAAACTCGTTTTGACCGCTCGGGCACGCAGATATTGAGCGACCGGATCGCCCGTCGCTGCCGGCGGTTCGGGCATCGGGGAAACCCGTTCCTTCGGTGGTGCGGCCGCCGTTCGATTGACCGTCTGGCCGGCGAAGGTGTTCTTGGCCCATTCCTGGTTGGCGCGCTTCGGATCTATGGTGCCGTCCGGCAACGTCGTGATGCGCTTGCTGGCGATGGCCTTCTGTACGGCGGTGAGACTGCACCCGCGCATCCGCGCGTATGCCCGGAGAGAAATGCCCATCATCGCCATACGTTCGCCCAGAGAATCTTTCTTTTGAAGAATCGAACTTCAGAGTTGCTATTCGCCGCGACTGAAGTGATGTATGTGTTCGATGCCACGCACCACCAAGACCACCAAACAAACCGCCGCCGCCTGCTATGCCGAACGCCACGCCGAGTGCCAGGACTTGCTGAAGCGCATCGCCAGCCGCCTGGAGCAACACCAGAAGGACCAGACTCAGGAGCCCGCCAACTGGGGCTACCCGGGCGACCTTGGCCGCGTCACCGAGGAACTGGCCTACGTCCTCGCTAGCCTGGGCGACCGCAGCGCGGTGGACCAGAAAGGACTGGAGTACTGACCATGCAGAAACACAACGTACAAATCGGCACGACCTACATCGTGAAGGTCAGCGGCACGCTGGCGAAGGTTCGCATCACGCGCGAACACCCACGCGGCGGATGGTACGGTACCAACCTCGCCACCGGCCGCGAGATCCGCATCCGCACAGCCGCCCGCCTCCGCTCGGAGGTGAAGCCCGCTGGAGGAGGGTGCCGCGAACAAATCCGCAACCCGCGCTTGCCGGATTTCAGCGCCGACGAACTGCGCCGCGTAGTGGAACGGGCCAAGGCCGAGATCCTCGCGGACGTCGCCGCCGGGACCGTCCCCAGCACCTGCGCCTCCTTCAGCGAACTGCACGACTACACGGACGCCAATGGCTACGGCGGGGCGTTTGAGCGTCCCTTCGACAACGAGGAAACGGACTTCTGGAACGCTGTCCAGGATGCCGTTGACGCATGGATCAAGCAGGGAGGCTTGCAACGCCTCACTGACGAAGAGGCGCGCCGCATCGCCGACGAGATCGAGTTCTGAAACAGGAGACCACCATGACGACTTTCACCATCGACACCGACAACAACATCACTGCCTTCGCCGCCGCCGAGCAGATTTCAGAAGGCCAAGATCGTTTCAGCACAGAAAAGGAGTTCGCCAAGCTCTCCGCAGACTGGCCCATCACGCGGTTCGTCGAAGTCTGGAACGCCTTCGCCGGCGCGCCGCCCTTCGGCGAACTGAAGCCGGTCAAGAAGTTCACCGACCGCAAGACGGCGGTCGCGCGCATCTGGAA